TTGTTTAAATAGTTTACGAGCTGGCTCAAGATAAGATCTACCATAAGGAAGATAGTTAACATCTCCTGTTAATCTAAAGTGCGCCATCTCATAATTGTCAAACCAAACACCAGAATCACGATTTTGTGCGGAGCTATACCCTGTAGATGAAGCCAGTGTTGCATTTGGATCATACTTAAATCTAACTTCTTGTGGATTTTCATGATTGAATCCTTCTTCGCGCACAATATTATATGCAGAGAAAGGAATAACATTATAAACACCATATTTTTCTGCTATCTCTAATTTGAGGTAGAAATCACCATACTTAGCCATATTACGAACCCAAGACCAAAGATTAAATTCAATATTAAGTACAGAATAAAATAAATTGTAGAGGAGTTTCTGAATATTTTCATCAGAAGATCTAATTTGTAATACTTCACCTTGTTCATTTTTAAGTGTACATTCATCTGCTACAATATCTAATGCTGCGCAACAAATAGCATCAGTGTCCATAGCATCATAATCTGCATATATTTGAACCCTTGCTGATTGATAGTTCTGCGCTAAGTTAAGGTTTACACCATAAGCTGTTGATGTAGTATATACCTTATTAAACCTATCAACTAAAGAATTAGTTTGAATAACACCAGACCTTTGAATAGTATCTGTGTCAATTACTTTTAGCATATCTCCACCTTCATTACGAATAATTACGTCTGTAGAAAACAAACGTCTAAGAGTGGAAAATAAATTGTTCTGTTTTTGTGGTTGTTCTGCCATAATTTTTATATAAGCCAGGTTAAATCTTGTGTTTCTGATCCTTGTGATGTGTTTATATTCATACTCCAAGGATTTTGATTATATTGATCACTAGTATTATAAGCAATACTTGTATCCGCTGTTTTAGTAAAGCTATTTAAAGTTGCATAAGTTAAACTTTCAGCAGTTTTTTTATACATAAGAGAGGTTTCTCTTAAATACATAGCTATAGAAAAACACATAACCAAATCATCATTATAACTACTCATAGCTTGAGCCTTACCATTTTTCCAAATAAAAACCCTAAGTTCTTCTAATAGTCTTATTGATTTTATATTAGCAAGTCTATTTTCTACAAAATTTCTCAGCTTCTCTACAGCTAGAGGTCTTGTCTTTTCTGTAGTAGAGAAACCAGGAACTAATCCATCTGCTCTATTATACTTATCTACATATCTAGAAAAGTCCATATTTTGTTCTTGCTTATAACTATAGTGGATATTATTATATCCTCTTTCTATAATAGTTTGAATAACATCCCAACCTATATTTGCATTTTCTACTACAAGTAGAGCATTATTATATTCTGAAGCTATACTCAAAAGAATGTTTGCATAATCTCTAGTACCTATTTGGGATTTATATTCTGCAACTTGTGTTACTGATTCAACATCTATAACATGGAATGCGGAATAGTCATTTCCATCACCACGAGCCACGTCAGCCACAACAGCATAGTATTTTAGAGGATCGGGATATTCCCATATCCATAAAGCTTTGTCTAAACCACGCCGCTCTATTGGATCACAAATCATATTCTCTTCATACCAAGTAAGAATATCTGGTTCTATAACTGTATTACCTGATGAAGCAAAGTCACAATCGCACTCTTGAGCCGCATTTCTTTTACCTAAAGTAATATCTTGATCGTCTCTCCAGTCTTGATTACGTTCAGGATGAACAGACCAAGGAAGAGATATAGGAATAAATTTATTCTCTTGCTTTTGAGCTGTAGTATAGGTTTTATGAAACCAGTTACCTACACCATTAGGAGTAGATAGCGCCACGCAACCACCACCTGTCGCCAAAGTTTGTTGAGCGGCTGTAAAAATAGTTTCAATATTATCAATAAACGCAGCTTCATCTATTACAAGTAACGATACTGCTTCAGAACGTCCTGCATCACCTGCTGCGGATACAGCTTTTATTTGTGATCCATTAGAAAGTCTTAAACTAAGTCGATTATCCTCTGCGGCAGTTATTTTTAACCAAGTTGGTAAATTTTGGTAAGCGAATCTTACTTTAGTTACCATGTTTTTAGCAGTTTCTTGCTTAGTTGCAATAACAAGTACATTTTTATCTTTATTAAAAAGCATTAACCATAAAGAATAAGCAGACACGAGTGTAGATATACCTAGCTGTCTTGACTTATTTATTATAGAGTAGTCATGCTTTTGAAATAATCTTAATACTTTTTCTTGGAATGGATATAGATCAAATAATTGGCGGCCTCTTTGTGGATGCTGGATCATGTAATACTTTTTCATAAAGTAAACAGGGTCTGTTGCGCATCTTACAAATTCTTCCTTTATTCTTTCTTTTATATTGATCTGTGTATCAGCCATTATTTATGCGTTATAGCAAGACTTACTACTAAAGCTGCTAGAACAAATTTTTGTATTTTACCAATTTTAAATCTTCTATTACTTTTTTTAATGTCTTCTTTTAATCCACCAATTTGAGTTTTGTAGTTATCACCTTGTTCAACTTGTTTTTGGATTATAGACTGATAATTAACCTCTTTATCTCTTAAAGTAGCCACTATTTGATTAGTATTTTGTATTGTTTGATCTTGATTAACTATAACATTATCTTGAGCAATTATAATATCTTTATTAATATCTGCTTGTTGTAAATCGACTACTACGGTTTTACTTACTTGAATAGGAAGTTGGGTTGTATCATTAGATACCTCAGCATACTTTTCAGGATATCTAGCAACAAAAAAACTATCTACTTGACTAGGAGTATATAAATGAGAAAGTTCTGATTGTTTTAAACTAGATTTTAAATTTGATATTTTACCTTTTAAAGAATCAGTTTTTTCAACTAAAAAAGCATTTTGTCCTTGTAGAGAATCTATACTTAATTCTAATGTATCATTTACAAGAGCAATAGAATCAATTCCATGTTGAAGAGAATCTATCTTTGCTTCATAAGGTTTAGTATTAAATTTAGCAGGCTTATAAACGAATAAATACCATATAACAATTAGGGCCGCAAGGATTAAGGAAATGCTAATCAGTGTCTTTTTCATTATTATCTATTTTAGGTTGTTCTACAGAGTCTATCTGTTGTTTAAGAAGTCTTAATCTGTCAGGAATATTACCTACCGCTATTTTATATCCGGCTACATCTTTAAGTTTTAAGGTTCCGTCTGGGTTCCTTACACTATATTTAGCTATGATAGCTTTTACTTTTGATTGAAGATCAGCGTATTCTTTTTTCTTTTTATCAAGATCTCTAAAATCTTTTTCTGTTGATTTAAGATCTGCTTTAGTAGGCTCTTGATCTTCTAGATCTTCTTCTGCCTCCTCTCTGATTTTAGAAATAATAGTGAGATTATTCTCAGTTAAGTACTTCTGGATGTTAAACGGTTCCATTGTCTCTTTTACTTATAAATATTTATCAATCATCTAAATCTTCTTTAGGCTCTGGAGTCCTATAAGATTTGGTTAATTCGTACCACTTATTGTGGTCATATTTAACGCCGTAAAAATAGTATTCTGAAGTTTTTTTATCCGAATCTGGATAAATTATTGCTGGACCTGTAGTACAATGAGGTTTATATAAGCCATTTTTATCCTCATAAAGGTGCATAATAATTCCCTCTATAGTCTTTATTTTTCTAAAACCTGTTTCTTTCTTAGCCATAAACTTAATTTACTATTACAATATACAATAAAAAATTGATATAAAAAAATTTATTTTTGACCAAGTATTTGTATACCTGGTGTATTAATATATAGTGACTTACCTGCCCATCCACCGCTAGCTCTAGTTCTTACTGTTAGTGGTATTTTTACAAATGCCTTAATAAGAGAACTGTAGAATGTTACTGTAAAAGATTGACCTCCTGAAGTTGCTACACGTATGTCTTTTACATTTTTTGGAGTTGATTTTGTAAGTAAAATTTTTGCCTTTTCATCAGAAGACACGTCTTTTATTGTAGATCCTTTTTCTGTTCCAATTAATAATTTATATGGGCACGGAGTAGATCCAGCTTCTACTTGTCCATAAGTATAAAATCCTATAGTTTTTAAAAGATAAGAAACATTGTTTGAATCAGACCAATAATCAGTAAGATTATCAATTAATTGATTTCTAAATATGTAATAAAATCCGTCTTTATAAAAATCAAGACCATCTTTTTCAAACTCTCTAGCTAAATTTGCAAACGCATCTCTACTTGAACTTTCAGAATGTTTTTCTTTTGTTATATCAAATCCTTTAATAGCTTTAGATGCATTTGGACCTTTTACTTTTTTAGCAGCTTGATTCCAAGATTGATCTACAATATTTTTAATATTAGTATCTTGAGATTCGTCTCCTAATTTTTGAGCAAAAGCAGAAAGGCTTGTATTAAGTTTTGGAGTTGTATCTTCTCCTCCTGCGGTTATTTTATTAGAATATCCTATAAATGATCCGTCTCCTAACTCTATAATTATATCAGATGGATTTTTTGAAGATATGCCTCCAGGTTTTGCTCTAGGAGTCCAATATAATTTACTAGGAGTTTGTTTATTTGATTTTAAATCAGATTTTACTGCTTTAGCATTATTCATACCAATAGTAATATCTCTTTCTGGTGTTGAGTCTTGCACGATCATGTGACTCAGAAACTGCATTGACACTTCTTCACCTTCTCCAGTAAATACTCCACTATTTTTAAAACCTGGTTTCTTTGAAAATTTTATAAATTCTTTTGCACTACCATCAAAAGGATGCACTAAAAAATACAAAGATAGGAACTCATTAACATTAGATGATGCTGTAGAATTTTTACGAAGCGAAGTACCATAATGTCCTGTTACTTCTGGCTTTGCAGCTTTTATATAATAACTAGTATCTTTTACATTTCCTGAATTATCAACCCCTATTTGAAATAAAAAGTTACCTTTTCTATCAATAGCAGGTTTTCCTTTAGGTTCAGTTATATTTTTAAAAACTATTTTACTAGGATCTAATTTTAATTTTTTTGCAACCTGATTTTTTACATCGTCATTTAATGTATAGTATGGATTAAATCCGGCTTTTGTTTTATAGTTAGGACTTATTGTTAATTCACTAACTATCTTTTTTTTTAAGATCCCTTCTAATATTTTAGATTCTGATAATTGTTCTTCGCCCGAAGTAGTGTCACTTGTTTCTGCCGGAGGTGTTGGCCCTGCTTCTTCTGCAGGTCCTTCTGAATCTCTAGTTGCTTGTTCTGCTCCTTCTGGACCTTTAGTCTTTAAAGGATTTCCATATCTTAATAATCTAGAAATAGCAACCATCGCTCTTTCCTTCTCACCAATAGTCATTAAATAATATTTCTTTCCTTGAACAGTTGCTTCATAAGCTTTTCCCATGAACTGTAAAAAGAAAAATTGACCGTTGTGTAAAACTATTTTAAATGTAGTTGGCTTAGGAGCTACAACATATATACCGGTAACATATTCTTCAAATGAAGGAGTCATTAAGTATTCTAAAGTTGTTTTAAGACCTTGATACTTACTTAATATAAATTGCATAGGATCATCCTCAAACGTTGAAGTTTCAGGTTCCATCCTATCTAACTCATTTAAAAGTATAGCTTTTAGTATATCGTTATTACTCACTTGCATAATTTATTTACCAGCTTTTTGTATAATTTGTTCTGCTTTTTTAATAGCGCTTGCTCCGTATTTAACGTACTTTTCAAAGTTAAAGTCTTCTAACTCTTCTCCAAATTCTAAGCTTTTTAATTCAATGCCTTCTTCATCACTATCATACATATTTTGGCCTGGGCTATATAGTGTGATCACTGTAGCATAATAATCATTAGGGGTATATACTACTCTATATCCATTTTCATCACCTTTATAATACCAAACAATTGGTTGATCATCAAATCCTACAGAATCTTCTGCTACGTCAATTTTCCAATTACCATATTGTTTTGGTAATTCATCCATCCATTCAAATCCAGATTCCCAATCACCGGCTTCTTCTTTAATAGATTTAATTCCTGCAAGTTTTTTTAATTTAAGTACTTCTTCAAGTAATACATTTTTTTTCATGATAATTTTTTTTTTTATTTAGCTTTTTTTCCTTCAAACAAATCTTCCATCATAGATTTAAGTTTCATTTGTATATCTTCTGCATCCCCGGCTGGTACTTCTTCTGTACCGTCTGGAAGTTCATCCATATCATATTCGCTAGTTGCGCCTTCATTGTATTCATGATAGTTTTTAGAAGCCTGGTTGATATAGTTTTCCGCATTAGTAATATGATCTTGAATCCAAGCAGGAATATTTTTCTCATTTTGACCTATAGAATTCATTAATTGACTAGCAGCACTAATAATAGATTTTAAACTATTTTGTGCCATAGAAACTTCATGATCTTGACCTTCTTCTTTAACTATTTGAGCCTGTAATTCATCAGGAAGATTTTTTTGTCCGCCTTTTAGTTTAGGATCATCATTATATTTTTTAGTAAATGAAGCTTCATCCATTTCAAGAAGTGCTTTGATAAAAGATACTTTGTTCATTTTATTTTTTTGTTGCTTTATTAATTTCTTTTGCCGCTTTAACTGCTTTTTTATATTCTTCTGATCCTTTTCTAGCAGGTTTTTCTCCTCTTGCTCTTTGAGCTCTTATATTTGCCCAAAGACCTGGCTTTTCTTTTTTCTCTTCTAAATCATAAATGCCTAATTCTTTTTCAATCTCAACAACATCATCATGACCTAATTCTAATAAGTCTTTTTCTAATTTATCAAGATTTAAATGAGGTTGTCCTGATACGTACTTGGCAATATTTTGTTTGGTGTGATTATCACTATTAACAAAAGTATCAACTATATTCTGAAAGTGAATATCAGTTTTAGCCATTTCTTTTAAAATTTCTGTTAGTTTCATTTCTTTATTATTATGTCCACATTTATGACAAACGTAAGTATCTTTTCCTCCATCAGATAGCTTCCAATGATGAGGACAATTCTTACAATATATTTCTTTATCTTTTACCACGCTCTACAACTCCAATATCTAGCTTTCCATCTTGGTCCAGGATTAGTATCACAATGATGTCTTGCTCTAAAACTTTTTCTCCTTGCAGGATTATTCTTCTTTATCTTTACTCCTTTCTGACCAAAGTTAACCTTAACCACATTTCCTTTATCATTCTTAACATACACCTTAAACTTCTTGACATCACCAGCCATGGGCTTTCCTAATGGAACATTTCGACCTTGATACTTAGCTTCTTCAATAGGTTGATCCCAACATTCTTGGATATATTCAGCTAAACATTGAGGACAATATTCGCCTTCATTAAGTTCTTCTTCTAAACCAGCCTTAGCTAATTTATCATAATATTTTGGATCTTCTTTTATATGATCCATTGCTATTTTTAAAGCCATTTTTGGATCATTAGTATGTTCCTTTTCCTTCTCAAGGCCTTTCTTTATTTGTTGTAGCAAGGCTTTATCCATTAATGTAAAAATTTAAGCTTATACTTAGTTGATTCAATAAGACCTACTACATTATCAATCTCATTTTGAATATAAGAATCTTGAGGAACCTTTGTTCTAATTACTTCTACAAATTTAGATAGTGCGTCAAAATACATTACAGGATTATCATCTTCTTTAATAGCATTTTCCATTTTATATCCACGAAGAATACCATATCTACCTTGATAAGATTCAACTAGTCCATCAGCTAACTCAATAATCTCTTCATAATACTCTTGTAGAGCTTTATGTGCTGCAAAAGAAGGAGTTTGTAAATGATATATGTGTGCTTGAT